TTGTCCTCTTAGTTAAATGGATATAACGAGCCCCTCCTAAGGGCTAATTGCAGGTTCGATTCCTGCAGGGGACACCATTTATCAGTTCGCTACCATCCGTACCAGTCCGCAAAATCCCCTGAATATCAAGCCTTCCGTAGATTCACAGTTCGTCATGGTTCGCGTAAGATCGTTGACAGCCGCACTCCATGACGGGTAAAAAGTGGATAAAATAATTTTACCCACCGGATTTTTACCCATGCTCACCGTTAAGCAGATTGAAGCAGCAAAGCCGAAAGAAAAACCATACCGCCTACTCGATGGTAATGGCCTGTACCTTTATGTCCCTGTATCAGGGAAAAAGGTATGGCAGCTTCGCTACAAGATTGACGGTAAGGAGAAAATCCTGACCGTCGGAAAATATCCACTTATGACTTTGCAGGAGGCAAGGGATAAGGCATGGACTGCGAGGAAAGACATCTCGGTTGGTATCGATCCGGTAAAGGCGAAAAAGGCTTCGTCTAACAACAATTCCTTTAGTGCGATTTACAAGGAATGGTACGAGCACAAGAAGCAAGTCTGGTCAGTAGGCTATGCAACTGAACTTGCAAAAATGTTTGATGACGACATTTTACCTATCATCGGCGGCATTGAAATTCAGGATATTGAGCCGATGCAACTGCTGGAAGTAATCCGCAGATTTGAAGATCGCGGTGCAATGGAGCGAGCAAATAAAGCCCGCAGAAGATGCGGCGAGGTTTTCCGTTACGCTATTGTCACTGGTAGGGCTAAATATAACCCGGCACCTGACCTTGCTGACGCCATGAAGGGATACCGCAAGAAGAACTTCCCGTTTCTTCCTGCAGACCAGATCTCGGCATTCAACAAAGCACTTGCAACATTTTCAGGAAGTATCGTATCGCTCATTGCGACCAAAGTTTTACGCTACACAGCCCTAAGAACAAAAGAGCTTCGTTCCATGCTATGGAAGAACGTCGATTTTGAAAACAGGATTATCACCATCGACGCCAGTGTGATGAAGGGACGCAAAATTCATGTTGTCCCGATGTCAGACCAGGTGGTTGAACTTCTCACTACACTAAGCTCAATCACTAAACCAGTATCAGAGTTTGTTTTTTCCGGGCGCAACGATAAGAAGAAGCCAATCTGCGAGAACGCGGTATTGCTTGTGATCAAACAAATTGGCTATGAAGGGCTGGAAAGCGGTCACGGATTCAGGCATGAATTCAGCACGATTATGAACGAGCACGAATGGCCTGCTGACGCTATTGAAGTGCAACTGGCACATGCCAACGGCGGATCTGTGCGCGGGATTTACAACCATGCTCAGTATCTCGATAAGCGCAGAGAAATGATGCAGTGGTGGGCTGACTGGCTTGATGAGAAGGCGTGATGCTTTCCATCTTTCCATTCGGATTCCTCCTACCAGATTTACCTAGAGAGTGATATAGTTAATCTTTTAAAAAGTTACATGGGCTTTGCATGTCTTCTAAATTTAGGAATGATATTAATGGGCTAAGGGCTCTAGCGGTCGCAGCTGTTATTATATATCACTTTAATAGCTCTTATATGTCAAGCGGATTTGCAGGAGTGGATGTTTTTTTTGTTATCTCTGGATACCTGATGACATCCATAATAGTTAATAAATTCAATGATGGTAATTTCAAGCTTTTTGATTTCTACCTATCAAGAGCAAAAAGAATCATACCATCATTAATAATAGTCTGCTTTGCTCTGTTGATTTTTGGTTTTTTATTAATAGAACCTGGTACTTATCAGCTAATAGGCAAGCATTCGGCAAGCTCTCTTACATTCATATCAAACTTTACCTATCTATTTGAATCTGGATATTTCGACCAATCATCCAAAGAAAAGTTTTTGCTGCACACTTGGTCACTATCTGTTGAGTGGCAGTTCTACTTGATTTATCCATTTATAATAATATCAATTTCTAAGCTGTTTGGCATAACAAGGCTGCGAGCGGCGCTAGCGTCTCTATCGGTGATTGGATTTATAATTTCTTTAATTATATCAAAAGAAGATATATCTTTATCTTACTATATGTTTTTTAGTAGAGCATGGGAGATGATAGTAGGTGGAGTTATTTTCTTGCTTCCATCAATAATGACGCAGACAAAGAGACTGACTTTAGAAATAATAGGGTGCATTGGTATAATATTATCATTTTTTGTTTTTACTGAACAAACGTTATGGCCGGGGACTCCAACTCTAATGCCTGTAATGTTCACTGCATTGGTTATATATGCTAATAATGAAAAATCAATTCTATCTGCAAGGCCAATTCAATTAATCGGTAAGATATCATATTCTATATACTTGGTGCATTGGGTAATATTAGTATCATTAAAAAAACTGTATATAGACTTTGGGTTTGCTGCATACCTGATATCAACATTAATGCTATCTTTTGCATTATATCACTTTGTTGAAAAAAGGCGTAGCTTTGGGAAAATATGGGTTTATTTGTATGTTTTATGTTTTCTCATTTCGCTGGCCGTCTCCTTGAATGGAGTCAGATCGCGAACAAGTGGGTCAGATGATTACAGAATGAGCCTTCAGGAGTTCAGAGACAAGTACGAAGGAAGTGATGGAGTAAAGGATAGCCTCAAACCTATCTTCTTCAACTCTAACGAAGATGACTTTGAATATATATTAATTGGAAGTAGCCATGCAAAGCACTATTACTCATATATAAAATCAAAAGGTTTGAAAGTGGTGTCGCTTGCGCTTGATGGGTGTAACTCAACAAAAAACAGGTATACCAACTACCGTCCGGAATCATGCGCCCCTCGCTATGATCAAGTGGTAAAATTCATCAATGGCCATCCTGGCAAAAAGGTAGTTTGGGCTACTTTGTGGACTTGGGTTGGGATCCCTAGAGATAGCTCCAAAAATAATAATGAGAGTACTCTAGATGTGATAAATGAAGAAGTAACTGCATTTATAGGTGACATTAATAAATCAAATAGTGACATTTATCTTATAGGTGACGTTCCGGGCACTAAGAAACTAACATTTGAATGCATGGCTAAAAATTCGCTGCCTTTGAATAGATATTTCAATTTGGGCGGATGCAGTGACAAGCAAAAGTATGAGGACGATGGTGTTGATGCAACACTATCATCCATAGCTAGAAAATATGATAACGTTCACTTTATAGGGGCTGCAAACTCCTTGTGTTCATCAGGTGAATGCATGTTGATATCTGAAGGTAAACCAATTTATACAGATTATGGTCACCTTTCAAAATATGGTGCAAATATAGTCGGAAAGTATATATTCAGTAAAGTTAATTAAACTAAGGCCCCTCAATCCTGAGGGGCTTTTTTTACGCGGTTAATCTCCAGCGCTTATCATAGTAATGCATTAATCCTTGTGATGTTATTTTCATATGCACGATTGCTTGAGAAAAAGTGGCGGCAGCAAAACTTACCCTAAGAAATGTTTGTGAGCCGTTATTGTATTTAGATGTGGTAATGCCGGTTAGGTTTTTACTTCCAGCAATCATATTTGACCAAACATTACTTGAAGCTAAAGTGGCTTGATCTTTTGCTGATACGCTTACCAATATAACTCCACCGGTCTCACCAGTTCCGCCCAATCCATTCTGATTAATTGGCATAATCTTTAACTCTGCTGCGATAAAAACCCCCCCCGTATATGAAGCTTCTTCACCAATCGTTGAAATAAGAATATCAATATTTCTTCCATATGGTACCAAAACCGTCGCATCTTCAGTTAATACCTGAGTGTATGTGGCGTTTTTAGCTTGGTGTTTAGCGGAAAGAACCACACCATCAGAACCAGTTCGAAAGCCGATTCCAGTATGTTCCCCGTAGTATTTACCGTAATAATTTATTCCTCTGACGTCAAATTCTGAAATAGCACTTCCGGTTGTGTTTTTTACGAAAATGAACTTATCACCGAAGGTGAAACCTCGGCACTGATATTGATTCGTTGGATCGGCAATGTTTTTAAGAAAGGAAATTCCCTTATAGGCTTTAACGTACCCACTTTCGAAACGAAAGTTCACAGGACCATTTTGTTCATTTGCTGGTAATTCAACAAAATGAGTAACCGTGGCTCCGCTAGGGTCCTGAATCCAGCAGGAAATGTTCTCAACGGTTGCAACTGATTGGCCGTCCTCTTCATTGTAATCTGCAAAATCAAGAGCGTGCGTACCATTTATCCCTTCGATACCCATACCTTTGATAGAAAGAGAGCGGAATCCATAGAACTTATGAGGTAAAGAACAACCATCTGCAGCAATATTATTTGCGGCAACGTACATTAATGGCCCCGGAGCCTTTACAGGTTCATAGGTTTCTCTATCAATCACAGCCCCCCAAAGATAACCAACACCACATTGCGAAGACCAAATTGCAGAGACATCAGTACTTGTTCCCCATATTGCAAATCCGTATGTGCAATCATACATAAAAATATTTTGTATGACGCTGACAAATGGACACGATGGGAGCGCAAATTTATAATGGTAGAAGTCTATATTAGTTAGCTTCCAGTTCTTTCCGCCACCATACGTGGTGCTAGGACCACTTAGCAAAAGTGGACACCCTGTATATTCAGAGTCAGTGTTTCTGAAACCAATATTTTCAATATGTAAATTATGACCCCATGAGGACATGTAAAAACCGCCATTTCCTGACGTATAAATCAAACTCTGCCTCGGGTTATCACCCTTAATATTTAAGGTGATGCCTTCCCATCTAAACTGGCTAATGTCAATTTGAGTGTTACCAATATATATAGGCTGGTCTATAAAAATAGGAAGTTTAGTTAGATAAGCTTTATTAAGTGCTAATCCATCATTTGTTACACCTGTTAAATCGACGCCACCCATGCTTGGCGCTTTTGGGTAAGGCGTTCCCTGAATAGTACTTCCATCAATATAAGGAGCATCCATCCACGCACCAAACATACGAGGAGTAACATATCCTTTCCCCTGCAGATCTCGTTTCCAGCGTTTACCACCCGCAGTGACAATGACCATGCCGTTATCATCTGCAGAAGTCGAATCTGTGAAATCGGCCACAAACAGACCACCACCAGTATCACCTGATACTGTCGGCTTCATGCCTGTAGTGTGGAAGTCGACGAAAATCTTTTGCTGATCTCGCTCAGGCTCAATTGTCCTTAACATTGCTATATCAGGGCATGTCCCGATGTATTTAAGACCGTCTTACCAGACCACGACCAGCCTGTTCTGCAATTTGCCCTGCACTTTGACCACCAGTGAGCCAATCGCCAGCTTGTTGCATCAATGATGGTTCTTCACGTGCTGGTTCATTGCTATCCTGGCTGACAGTTTGTTGCTGAACAGACTGTCCAGCAAAATACTCATCAATGGCAGATCCAATATCTTCCGTGCTCGTACCATCAGGGAAGGTAAATGTCTTACCGTTTGCAGTTACTTTCATCATTCCACCGTAAATTGAATGCCTGATTTTGAGGTATATGATCCAACCTGATTCCGTGGTTCTCCTGAAGGTGTCGAATCTTGCGCTGGTGCTGCGTCAGTATTCATTGACATATACCGCTTAACGGCACTCCCAATGATTCACCTTTTTTAACATCCAACCCCAATATCTGACCGCCATTACGCGATTGTCCAGGGTTGCCATTCGCGCTCATCCACTCGGCTTTAAACTCATTAAACTGCGCGTTTCGTCGCTCAAGGTTTGCCATTGCATCAAGCCATCTTGCGACCGTCTCAGGGTTATCCATGTCAGTTGGTGCACCCTGACGAACGATCTCAACGTCTTTATCCGTTGCGGGGCCGGGAGGTAGGAATTTAAGAACCTGACTGTTAACAAGGGCATTTTGGCGAATGCGCAAATCACGCAATGTCGTATCGCTTCCGGTAAGTTTTGCGAACATGTTCTGTGCGTTACCGAACAAACCTGTCGTTGGTTTTTCTGCTCTGAACTGTTGAGCAAGCGCACTCATAGAATTGGCTGAGTTTGATGATGCTGTGGCATTGTTTACAGCCGTCTCGATGCCTTTTTCCATGTTTACTGACAGCTTAGGTGCTTCGCTAATCAACTGCTGAGCCTTTTCCTGCGCTTGCTGCATCTTAAACCCGAACTCTTGCTGATCCAGAGCCAAGCGTTGTGCTGCGATATTGTGCCCAGTCATTGCTGACTGATAGGAAAGGTTTTGCCCTCTCGCCTGAAGTGCTTCACCAGCCTGATTGCTGCGGATTGTCTCTGCCAGCCTGCCTCGGTCAATTTCACGACCAGCCATCTTATCCTGAACAGCAAACGCCTTTTCTGGCCCAAGCGCACCGAGAGACATAGTAGTCAGCATGTGTGATAGCTGCTCTGGATTCTGGATACCTGTCTGAATCATCCAGTCAGCATTAGCACCAACGCGATTTAACCTGTCCTTGTTGTCAGTAATGAATTTACTGTAGGCTTCCGGTCCCTGAGAAAGAGCGACGTTAGCCCTCATGGCTAAATCGCCCATATCGTTGCGTTGCTGCTCATTAAGACCGGAAAACGCCTGTTGTGCCTGTGCAACAAACGCTGGATTTTCCTGGGCAAACTTAAATAGTCCCGATGGATCACCAGAAGCCCATGCATCAGCGTGAACCTTATTGAACGCACTAATCGCTTTCTGTTGCTGTTCCTGCTTATAAATATCAGCAACTCCAGCCAGACCACGTAACGCGGTCAGACCAACGTTATTTGCACCTGAGCGAGCCAGTTCATTGTTTTCGCGGATCAGACCAAGCGTTGCGTTAATGTCGCTTGCCTTTGGCGCATTCTCGTTTTGCGCACCAATGCCAGCCAGAAAACCACCAGAATTAATACCCTGTTGCCACGTAGCCATTGATTACCCCTTAAAACAACGAGCCAAGCAATCCGATACCAGCACCAATGCCAGCGCCCCAAGGCGTTGATGTTCCCAAAATGCTGGCAAGACCTGCACCGGCAATCGCACCAGACGTGCCACCGCTAATTGCAGTCTGAAGACTTGATGGTTTATTGGCATTAGCAGCGGCAAGAGCTGCGCTTTGCTGTGCAATGCTGCTCATGTTGTTGGCGTACGTCTGCCCGGCGTTTGCCTGACCTTGCAGTGCACCAAGCCCAACGTTTGCCAGATTGTTGTAATTGCTCATCTGATTTGATAACCAAGACTGACCGAGTGTCGGCGCGATCGTAGCCAGTTGATTGCTTGTGGCTGTCGAACCAAGTCCACCCGTCGCCTCCGCAGCAGCAAGACTCTGGTAACGAGCCTGACCTGCAAGGTCTTTATACTGCTGAGAGTTGTAATACTGATTAAGTGCCTGCCCCTGACCTTCTAAACTGGAAAGGTTTTGAAGCTGGTTAACATACTGCTCCGCAAGAGGCGTGAACGGAGCAAGGTTTTTCATGATCGTCTGCCACTGCTGATTTTGCAGGTCTGCGGCATACTTCTGAGCTTCTGCTGCATACTTTGCGCTTTTATCAGAGCTGCCACCTTTCCCGCCTTTTTCAGGGCAATAAGGTTCCTCGCCGCGCAGTTTTCTGCCCAGCTTAAATGCATATAACATAGCTATCTCCCGTGATTCAGGAAGTCGATTAGTTCTTCGCGTGTGGCGCTGTAAAAAGTCACGTCATCCACGCCTTTGAAGTATTTCTTGATGGTTCCTACACGCTTAAGGCCAATCATTGCGCAGTACATCTGACCGTGGCGGAATTTGCGTGCAGCGAACGATGTTACGCACTGAACGGTGGTGTTAGTCAGAATGTATCGCCAGAACGCCAGCCCGATTTCCTTGCTGAATCCACGAACCTCTGGCAGGTATATGGCGTGGCAATCGAATGTCAGCGGCTGAATCTCCTGATAGTAAACAATGCCGCCGAACTGCCCGTGCACGTTCACCTCAAAGTAACGGCAATCATGTTTATAGTCGTATCCATCACCGTTGTTGCTCCCGGCAATAGCGAACGACTGACCAACATCGACAGTCACTTCATAGTTACCCTGCGAAAGGTCGTTAAGCCCAATAAGCGGCTTTACCGCGTTTAGTTCCGTACTGTAACCAAACCGGATCACAGTTAAGCGCCATAGCAATCTCAAACAAGAAGCGCGGTCGCTTGGTTACTCCAGCTTCAATCAGTTGAATTGATTGCTGTTTAACACCGGCTTTGGTTGCCAGTTCGGTTTGCGTCATTTTTAACGCAATTCGCCTCTTCTTGAGGCGTTCAGAAAGAGTTTGCATATCGCCTCCATCAACAAACTTTCTTGTATTTTCATACAATGTATCTTGTTTGTCAAATACAGTTTTTCTTGTGAAGATTGGAGGTAAATAACAGAGGTGGCTTATGAGTATTTCTTCCAGGGTAAAAAGCAAAAGAATTCAGCTTGGACTTAACCAGGCTGAACTTGCTCAAAAGGTGGGGACTACCCAGCAGTCTATAGAGCAGCTCGAAAACGGTAAAACTAAGCGACCACGCTTTTTACCAGAACTTGCGTCAGCTCTTGGCGTAAGTGTTGACTGGCTGCTCAATGGCACCTCTGATTCGAATGTTAGATTTGTTGGGCACGTTGAGCCCAAAGGGAAATATCCATTGATTAGCATGGTTAGAGCTGGTTCGTGGTGTGAAGCTTGTGAACCCTACGATATCAAGGACATTGATGAATGGTATGACAGTGACGTTAACTTATTAGGCGATGGATTCTGGCTGAGGGTTGAAGGTGATTCCATGACCTCACCTGTAGGTCAAAGCATCCCTGAAGGTCATATGGTGTTAGTAGATACTGGACGCGAGCCAGTGAATGGAAGCCTTGTTGTAGCCAAACTGACTGACGCGAACGAAGCAACATTCAAGAAACTGGTTATAGATGGCGGTCAGAAGTACCTGAAAGGCCTGAATCCTTCATGGCCTATGACTCCTATCAACGGGAACTGCAAGATTATCGGTGTTGTCGTGGAAGCGAGGGTAAAATTCGTATGATCAGGATTGCGGCGCTACTCTCAATACTCTTAACTACCAGCGCCAATTCTGAATGCTGGATTGTCACAAACCTGCACGGGTACGGGGCAATGAATGGCGATCGTTACGGGTTTACAAAAGACAGCACGGAAGATTCCGTTTTTCACGTAACAATAAATGGCGATAAATCATCAGTTTATGAATCAGTCTCTGGTGTCTATCCAGAGATGAAATACACTGCTTTGTCATCGAACACTATGGTAGGAGAATACCAGTCTGGAGGAGGAATAACCGTTGAAACTTGGTCAATCACTACAGACAAAAAAGCTCTTTACTCCAAAGTAATGAATATCCCAGGTATGCAACAACTTACATCAACCAAATCATTTGTTGGTGATGTAGTCGGAACCTGCAACCAGTAATCCCCACCTCAATCTCGATAACCAAAAACAAACTATTTTTCATTTAAAAACAATGGAGTTTGTTTTTCACGCCCCTTTTTACAATATTTCTTGTTTACAACATACAATCTTTCTTGTAATTTTAAGCCATCAGCAGGACGCACTGACCACCATGAAGGTGAGGCTCTTAAAAATTAAGCCCTGAAGAAGGGCAGCATTCAAAGCAGAAGGCTTTGGGGTGTGGTGAAGCCAGCTAGTCACTGGCAAGTGCTTACCTACTGTTGAGCGGTGAAGCGCTCCCAACGCTAGCAATAGCGTGGACGAGATGGGGAGCCGCGGGCGATAAGGCCGCCATAACGCGCACGTTGTCGCATGGAAAAATCGCTGGGGTGCCGGTTATACCCCTCCGAATGAGACTCAACAAGCTGGAGCTAGACTACCAGCCACCACACCACCAAAGCTAACTGACAGGAGAATCCAGATGGATGCACAAGCACGCCGCCGCGAACGTCGCGCAGAGAAACAGGCTCAATGGAAAGCAGCAAATCCCCTGTTGGTTGGGGTATCCAGCGACGATTTTAGCGCCCAATAAACACGTTTCCCCTCGTGCGTTAATTCCACTTTGCGATGGGAACGA